TTAGTCAATTGTGATCATGGTTGCCAGTGGGTTCAGGGTTACAGCTTGTTGCAAATGATCGGGTGCGAAGTGGGCATATTTCATGGTCATTTGAATATTAGCATGACCCAAAATGCGCTGAAGGGTGAGTATATCGCCGCCATGCTGCATGAAGTGGCTGGCGAAAGTGTGGCGGAAAACGTGCGTCTTCTGGCCGTCCGGTAAGCGTGGGAACCATTTAGCCAACCGCTTTTCCAGCATCTTGCGCACTGGCTGAACAGGCAGGCCGTGTTCTTCATCGTAGCGAATCAGCTCCAAATACAACTCTTCACTGATTGGCACCGTTCGGTTTTGCTTGGTCTTGGTTTTGGTGAACGTGACTTTAAACTGTGAAACCTGCGAGCGGGTTAAGTTCTCAATCTCTGAAATCCGTGCGCCGGTTGCCAAGCACAATTTGCACACCAGAAGATAAGAGGCTTTGTATGTGGCCTTTTCAAAACTGCCAAGCAATAGCCGGATTTCATCTTCAGTCAGATACGTCATTTCGGCTTGGTCGCTTGCCAGTTTCTTCACACTTGCCAACGGGTTTGGCAAGTGCCATTCGTCAGCGCTGATCAGGAAATTAAACACCCCTTTCAGCAATGCCAGGTCAACATTGTGCGTGGCAGCAGCGGCCTGCTTATCTTTACCGTGTTGTGCAGCGTAGCGATTTACGCGAAGTGATCGCCAGTGAAGGAAGTTTTTTGCTGTGAAGTCACGCGCCAGCGGGTTGCCTAATTCATCAATGGCCTGATGCAAGCGGTTCAAACTTTTGGCCCCACTGGTTAAGTGTTGGCCGTGAAGCCGAAACCATAAATCAGCAAGTTGTCTCAATGTGCGGGATTCTGTTTTTTGGCCTAACCACGGTTTGGCGTTCGCTTCCTCCATGGTGTAGCGTTCAAAAGAAAGCGCCTCGCCTTTGGTGGCAAAGCGCTTGCGAACACGTTTACCCTTGGAGCCCTGCGGATAACACTCACAAATCCAAGGCAATTTGCTGCCGTCTTTTAGGCTTCGAACTGACATAAACTACATACTCGCAGCTTGTTCAGGGCATTCCTTCGCAAAAAGCTCCCCAGCGTCCTTAGCAAACTGCCAATGCAAAGAGATGTCAGCTTTGTACTTGTCCCCGTATCTTAATGTTGACTGAATACTTTGGGCGATCAGTGGAATTCGGCCAAAGAAATCACTCTTCACGGCAAAAAGAACAGGGTTGCTATAGTTCGCTGCCGGAAAGGGAGAACGGCCAAAAGTAGCATTAAGCCGATCATACTCCGGAGTGAGGTAGCCGACCCGCCAAGAGGCGAAGTCTTTGTAGTCTATTTGCTGAGTGTATTTCGACACCGCCCCCGTTAATAACGGTGCGGATTCCGCGATGACCCGAGCGGAAGCCTCACAATCAGACATCACGTTGGCGCCAGCAAAAGCTGGGAAACAAAAGGCCGCAATCAGTAATCGTTTCATTGTTTCACCATACTCATCACCACTCGGCCAATTACCTTGATATCACCTTCGGCTACATCAATAAGCGATCCATCGAAATCAACAGAAAGCTTTTTACCAGGCAAGCGGCGGACTTTATTAATAGAGAAAACGCCATCAACATCAATTAGATAGTTGCCAGAAGTTGGGGATGTATCATTTGTGTTGATTAAGTAGCTGGATGAATCAGTGAAAAGAGCAATGCAGTTTTCACGGCTCAAGTTCCCGCCAAGATAAGACTTATCAAAAACGACAGGATCGAGTTCTGAAATGGCGCCATTTTCTAAGTGCTGAGCATTAAGCACTTCAGAAGAAGATAACTCTGAACCTTGTGCATAGGGCTCACCTTTCCCAAGCGCCAAGTATTCGATGTTCACGCCCTTCGCCAAACAAAGACGCAATATCAACTCGTAAGGGGTCAAGTTTCTTTGATGCCAAGTCGAGATAGTGCCTTTGGGTACACCAACCACGTCCGCTAACTGCAAGTCAGTTCCCACGCCAACGACCTCTTTTAACTTGTCTGTCAGCTCTCTACCACCAAGGTATTCAAAAGGAGGAATCTTCGGGGTAAGTCTTCCCATAACAAAAGTCCTTTCACTCAATAAAGGGAATTTGAAGACTCAAATTCCAGCAAATAACACTCAAAAAAGAGACGCGGGTTTGAAAAACAGACATAAACACATTGACAATCAACCAAAGGAAGACCTAGGATTCACTCAAATGAAGTTTACACTTCAATCCACACGCAAAAACAAACAATCAAACACAAAGTAACTCAAAAGGATAACACTATGTATTCACCAGCCATAGCGCCGCCCGCGCCCTTCGTCACAAAAAAGCGCTTTGCCGAAATGACAGGACAAAGCGTTCGCGCCATTGATGACCTTATCCAATCTGGCGAATTGCCAATCCTTCCAAAAAAAGCCAGAAACGCGACGGTTCTCATCAACCTTGTTGCCCTCTACAAACGCAGTGCAGAGCAAGCGGCATGAATTCGGCTAATCGCTCAAAAGAAAAGCTGCCGTTCGAAAAGTTACCTTTTTGGTATCACACCTTCGCAATTGCAGTTCTTTTCTTGCCTTATGTCCTCAATTGAGTATTTGTCATGGCTCAAAATAATCAAATAGACGGTTCACGTGAGAGTGTCCTGAAGGGATGGAAGTCTGGGTGTCATGCCTTTGCAGCACTGAGACTTTCCAGCCAGTTAGAGCGTGAATTGGGTTACGCAGCGGGCACCATCCGCAAGCGCATAAACCCCAATTACGACGACGCCAAACTGACTGTCGAGCAACTGATTGAAATCACCCATGCTTCCGGCCGACCAGAGCTTATCGAGGGTGTTTTGCAGAGCGTCAACTATGTTGGAGCCCCGCTGAAAGGTTCAGACCAGGAAGCGACACTGGCTGTTCAAGCGTTGAAAGCCAGCCAGTATTCCGGCGAATTAGCGCAAGTCGTTCTGCAAAACGCCAACGGCAGCCGCCTACCGCGTACCGAGCGTGACCGCATCAGAAACATTGCGAGTGCCGGTATTCGCAATTTTGTTTCTGTCATCAACACCATCGAATACAAAACCGCAGGGATACAGCCGCTTCTCGCCATGGGCGCAGATGTTGCCGCAGGCTTCCCCCTGCCCGGCATCACATAAGGAGAAACCCCATGAGCAACGCAGTCGCCCTAACAAGCACCCCGCATAACCTCAAACAGTTTGAGGCAATGGTAGAAGAAGCCGCCAACGCCCCAGTGCCGGCGGCGGAAAGCATTGCTGCAGCCAAAGCATTATTTACCAGTGGCTACAAACAAAGCCAGATAGCCATGGTTTACAACGGGTTAGATGAAAGAGCGCGCGGAATTATCCTGTTAACAGGCCGAGCAGACCACAACCTGCGCGATAAAAACTTCAACGAGCTGGACGACCTGACCCGCGAAAAAATACGCCGAGGCCTGACCGAGTTTTCAGGCGTCATTCGTCGCTTTAACAACGCCGTGGGCCACATCGAAAAAACACTGCCCTCCGATTTCCGTTAACAACAAGCAAGACGGTTGCCCCTCATGAGAGGACTTTTCGTCAGTTAAAAAGGTGAACACCATGGAAGAGCCGCAAGTGAAAGACCTGCAAGCTGCGATAGACGGACTGATTTGGCTGAGTGCAGAAAGCGTGGGAACCCGCTTTTTTGTCGATGTTTCGGTATGGGCCAGCCGCCAGGAAATGCAGGTGGAAATTGTAGACCTGCAGCAAGGTACAAGCGCTATCTACCTTGACACCACCCACGGCCAGACCTTCACGCCGGAAACCATCAACGCGATAGAAGACCGTTTGATAGAGAAGTTGGCAGACCTGAAGAAACCGCAGGAGATTGCAGCATGAATAATTTCCTTGCCATCTTCCTCAGCGCTGACGGCGCGATTGTGCGCCATGCTGACACCGCCGAAGTGATGAACATTCAACTGGGTGAATTCGAATCCAAAGACATCGCTATTCAACAAGCCATGCAGCAGTTGGACTGCCCCGAAAACGTCAACAACGTGCTCCTGAAAGGCCAAAACCAAGGTGGTTTTCTGGTGGTTGATGCGCAGGAGTTTGCATCAGTATGAAGTCCAGCTTCTTCACTCAACAAGAAATCAGGCAGTTCACCAACGCCGGGCCTGAAAAAATCGGCTCGGCGGAATTCTTTCGTGATGATCACTCAAACGATGAAACATTAAAGCGAGCTATCGGCTATCGCGAACCGTACCTACCACCCGAACTGGCCCCGCAGGGCAGCCGCGCAGCGGCTGGGGATAATAGCCTTGTCCAGTGGCGCAAAAGTCCGACAAGAGAGCAAATTGAAGCGCAACGCCTGGTTTTGGCCGCAGAGAAAGCCGATAAGGAGGCAAAACCAGCGAAAGAGCGCATTCGCAAGAAGCGTGAGCGGATCAGCAAGCTGGCTGCCATGGTGCGGAAACCACGCATGGGTGAAAACGCAACATTGCTCGCCCCGTTTGCCGCGCACGCATTCACAGGCATTGAACTGGACTGGAAAAAGAATCCGGTGAAATGTCTTCAGGCGCATGGTTTTGTGGTGAATGCCCCCGTGGTGGCAAAGCTGCAACACCGCGAATGGTCGAATGAATGGCGTATCCGTGTGGCTGCACAGATGCGCACATCAGACGCACCGCCAGCGCAAGCCGGTGATCGGTTTACTCACTACCTCACACAAGGAGCCGTTTCCAAAATCATCACATCCGGCGCTTACGTGCAGGTGCTGCGCGGTGGGTTTACTACATTCGCCACGCTCACATTCAGCGACGAACAGAAAGCACGGATCCTGAGCCCCAAACCGCAATCCAAAAACCGTATCAAGCCCGGTGTGGCAGGCACTGTTGTCGTGATGAATGCCATCGGGAAAGAGCCCAAGCGAGTGACCGCCGCGGGGGAATTTTCCTGGCTGGATGACATGGGCAAGGAAGGCGACTTAGCCGCCGTCAACCCTGCGGAGGTGAAGCACATCGGCGTTGATGAAAACGGCAACGATATTTTTGATGTGGGCGCCCCGTGTATTCGCGCCAGTGGGGTATACAGCAAAGTGCATGCTTTCACGCCGGATAGCTCAATCGGCAAGGAAGTCAGCCACTTTATCGACCTCGCACAGAAAACTTACCAGCGCGGTTGGGTTCCGACGTTTATGCCACGCCGCACCAGGCGCGGTGAGCCAAAGGAAAAGCAGGCGGGTGAAAACTGTGGGCGTCACATAGCAGCGGGTAAATTTACACCAATCCGCAGGGGTGATCAGAAAGACAAGATTAAACAGCACCCACGCTGGAAGCAGGTAAACGGGAAGTGGAAGAAAACCGCTGCGCCGCTTGATTACATTTGGGTGGCGGAAATGCCCGCGAATGAAGACGGTGTTCCCAATCCGCACGTTCACTTGTTGGTTCGCTGGGAAGTCCCGAAAACGCATTTCTTTGCCTGGGCTGGTCGTTTGGAAAAAATGTGGGGAAATGGCTTTGCAAATCTACAACGAATGCAAAACACGGGGGCAGGTGCAAGCTATCTGGTAAAAGCCGTGGGTTACACCGCCAAAGGCGGCAAAGAGAACCAGGGGATGATACGTGGCAACCGTTACGGCATCAGCAAAACCGCCCGCGCCGAAGGGTTCGAAGACATCATGACGTGGCAAGCCGACAACATGGCCGCCATCATCGCTGAGTGTGAAGAAAAGCTGGCGCGTACCAATGCACACCACGACACCACCGCCGTTCGTGCACAAGTCAAACTCAAGCAACAGAAGAAAATTCACCAAATCACCAAAAACAGCAAGAAGCTGACCGAAGAAGAACGGGAACAGCGCATCGAAAAAATCAAAGCCAAGATGGTGGCACTGGATGAGGAAATTCGCGCAGCGTATGAGGCGAAGCGCGAGCGCGGCGTGTTTGCTGCTGGCCATTGGCAAATCACGTTTACGGGCCCAAACGCAACCACCCATCTGGATAACTTTCTAGGCTGGGCGGTAAACAATCGCCAGTGGCAGGCCAACGCCAGAAACGATTACATCAAGCGTGAACTGGAACAGGCAAAGGAAGAAACCATCATCAACATGCAGCGCGAATATAAGGCGATTGAAAACGATGAAAACCCAACAGACGCGCAAATTGCCAGGTTGGAATACCTGCACCATCAGCTTGAAAACGTGCAGCAGGAAATAGACTACCAGCGCCGGTTAAGAATTCAGCTCGCCAACAACCTGAGGCAAGAGCGTTCGAAATGGAGAAAATTCAATATAACGAAAGCAGAGCGGCGAACCAGCATTGATTGGTGGGCGTCATACCTCAATCGGTATGATCCGCCAGAGCAAACGTGTATGAATCAACTGCTGACCGACATGCACATGGAAGACTTGAGAATGAGGTACAAGGCATGAAAAAAGGCAGAGAGCAACTGACCAACACCGAGAAATTCAAAGCCTTCATGCGTGACGTTCTGGCGAATGCAATCACCATCGATACCGAAACCACTGGCCTTGGCGAAGATGCGGAAATCTGCGAATTTGCTGCCATTGATGGGCGCGGTAACGTGTTAATCAACACTCTGATTAAGCCAAGTAAACCTATTCCCGCTGAAGCCACCGCCATTCATGGCATCACCAATGACATGGTAGAAACGGCACCAACCTGGCTGGAAGTAGAAGGCATGATTGCCGGGTTGCTTGTCAGCCGTCCGGTGGCGATTTACAACGCGGAATATGACATCCGTGTAATCTGGCAAACCAGCATGATTTCCCACGGAAAAGACCGTGCAGTACCAGATGAACTGGAACGCAGCATTAACGCTACCTGCATCATGCTTGAATACGCCGAATACCGTGGCGAATGGTGTGACTCTCGCCATCAATACCGCTGGCATAAACTGACCGCAGCGGCTGCCCATGAAGGCGTGACGGTGGAAGAAAACGCGCACCGCGCATTGGCTGATTGTCGCATGACATTGGGCCTTATCAAGGCAATGGCAGCATAAAAGCAAAAACTGGAAATAACGCGAGTGATTATGCGTAAATATGCGTATTTTCGATGTTATTTGGAAGGCATATAACATGTATTCACTTCACAGTATCGAGGCAATCATTGTGAAGTGTGCTCGACATATCTGCCCATCCTTATATACTGTTTATGCATACAGTGTTTTGGGGTGGGAGATGTCAATAAATCACAGCGAAGCAATCGCTTGGCTTATTAGCCGTGCAGCCGAAAACACCGCGAATCAGGAAGATAACACGGTGTTGCCATACTTACTTGAATTAGTGGAGGCAGACATTAAAACAGGGCAAGTTGTTGCTGAAGCGTCTGACGAATAGACGGCGTAACAGAGCGGATCAGCGCTATCGCCAGTTCATTGGTGGTCAGCGCTGAAGGAGAAAGGGTATAGGCATACGCGCGGCACATTACAAACCGATGACCGCAAGAACACTGGCAGTAAATATCACTCACATTGGCAGAAAGACGGTTAGTTTTTTGAATAGTCGCCCGTTTACCACACCCACAATAAATGCGTGTGCCCTGCACGTAAGCACTTAGAGATAAGCCAGCAGGAAAGTTCGTTGGTAACTGTAAGGCATGTTTAAACCCGAGTGATGCCACAAACGAATGGCCGCACTCGGGTTTTTTACATGAGCAGAATAATTCTGCAGCATTGGGGTTTTGTTTGTTCCGTTCGCTGCGGCTAACTACCGCACCCGCACCACATGAGCAATCCACACGCATTGCACTTTCCCTTACTTACTGGCCGACCTGATAATAGTACGGGAATAGCTGGTTGTTTGTACAGTTTTTGTAGTTGGTAGCGAGGCTGGATTAATTGACAATCACTACAAATAGCAAATCCGGCACTGCATGCGACACGGCCCAAGATTTTCAGCAAAAAATAGAACATTCACTAAACCATTTGATGTATCAACTCGAGGCTTATAAAGGGGAGCTTTGTCTTCAATAGTAAAAGAATTTTCAGTGTGACAATTTTATTTCTCTATATTAGAAGTAAAGCAGGAGAATTTAGCACTCTCCTTTAGTTAACACTATGGGTTTCTGAAAATTAGATCTCCAAATTACTTGTTGAAATTTTCAAATAAAAGAGATTTTCAGCTTGAGGATTACCATTGTACTCATAGGCTAGCTTCATACTTTTCGCGCCTATTTCAAATTTATGAGCATCCGCTACAATCTTAGACACATACAAACCAAGGCCTTTGCCATCATGATGTACTTGTTTAGCCCAGGGAGTTCGATAGCCTCGTTCAAACAATCTTGATAACTGCTGTTCTGAAATATAATTTCCTGTTGAAATAAAGTTTATTAATAATTGATTAGAAAACTCTTCAAACCGAACTTTTATTTCATTACTTGATGAGTATTTTATAGCATTTTGAATAAAAGACATAGGTATAATCTTAAAAGACTCAAAAACATCATAGTGTTTTTCAACCACTCCACTAATTCTTATTTTTTTATTGAACGAACTACCCTCTGAATGTTCCACAACTCTGACTATCTTATCTATCATTCGATAGATGTCTGTAGATCTTCTTCTTCCATACTTAGCTGCATTAGGGTTAAAATAAATCCCCGCAGTTTCTAATGAGTCTTTCAACATAACAGAAGATTTATATAAACTTTTTATATCATTAGGTGCATTTTTTTCTGCTTCTTTAATATTAGCACCATGCTTCTTTAATATCTTGAATGAGTAATGATGTATTTGATCACACCATTTTGTAACCTCATGAAACTTATCAAAGTCTTGACTGGCTTTCTTAAAAACTGATTCTTCTAGCTCTTTACTAAAAAGACTAACATAATTAAACCATTCACTAGCATGTAATAAGTTTACATTTCTACCTCGATACTTTCTGGTCAATTTTGCATTGTCAGATATAACCTCGACGATTGCTAAATTAACACCTGAAACTGACTTTAAGTAGTGGGTAAAACCATGCTGACACTTTATAACTTCCATTTCTGTCGTGTAATTACCAACATGGCATTCTTTTGTGCATACACCATTTCTCCTGATCTTATTACCATCAATAATAGTATTATCTACAGAGATCGGGAAATTATGATTTATAAGTCCATTTTTAAAAAAATCACGAATCATAATTAATTCTTCCCAAAATCATTTTTGCTAAACTTGATATACTCTCTGAATATATATGATTAGTATTTTTATGAATAATTTCTCGCAGAGAATCAAAATTCATATCTCCTGAAAAATATTTGATTAATGATTTATTGATCAATTTCTGTTGCTTTGATTCTGAGCAGACCACCATTTCATATAATTTATTAGCCATCACATCTATATCAATATTATTTTTCACTAAATCATTAATTATTCGCTCAATTTCTGATTCTTCTATGGGCTTATTTAGAACATCATCTGAGTTCTCAAAAAAACCATTTAAGCTTAGTTGATATTTACCAGACGACACAGCAATGACTACGATATTTGATTTGGTTCTTTTTATTAAATTAAGAAGCTTGGCTCCACCTGTTTCAAAATCCTCTTTGACAACACCTTTAACATCAAGAAAAATAATGTCAAATGACAATAATCTATCTACATCTGCGAGAGATATAGACTCATAAGTCGAAACTGTATACCCAAGCTTCTTCATATATTCAATAGGGAAGTCATTCAGCTCGTCATCAACGATAGCAATTTTATACTTTTTCCTTATATCTAAAGAATGTAAATATGATTTAACATCAATTGGCTCTCTGAGTTTTATGAGCTTTTTTTTGAAAAATTTGAATACCGTAACGCATGCACTTACAATTCCTACTAAAGCAGAAAGAAAGCCAATTGGAGTATTAAGTTGATCAATGATTTTATCTATTTCCATGAAATTCTCTTTATTAAATATGTTACTATAACAATATTCAAATTCAATCATTCTCCTATATATCACACCTTAACATCTGTAGTATCAAGTCTTAATTAAATAATTAAAATTAGATTTAAATCATTTAATAGTTCAATAATTTAAAATCATAAGAACGAAACCTTTAATTGTATATATTTATTTGACTTAGATTTTAATGGAAAAATAAAAATATTTTTGTATTAATTAAATGTTTCGGTTTTTTTTGTATTACCTAACCAAGCGTCGAATGCCATTCTTTGTTTGTCGTATAAAATACGCTCATAAGTTATAGGATCTTTCGAGTATAAAGCATGGCGAATAACGGTAAACGGATTGAATTGATGTTTTGTTGTGCTATCAGAACCTAATTGAGCTTCAAAATTCCTGACAGTTTCAATATTTTTATCTATAGCATCATAAAACTCTTCAACGGTGATATTTTTATATCTTGTTACTTCTTCAACAAAACCATCAACTTTGTGAGATTGGAATTTATAACCGTCAAAAAAAGTTAAAACTGATGGACCAAAATTAAACACATCGAGAGGCTCAGCTGAATTTTTCCTATTGTTATTAGCTAATGCCTGTAGTTTATCTGTTTCATCTCTAATGCTAAGAAATTCTCTATCAGCTAATTCAAATAATGCAGCTAAAGTATTGATGCGTCTTTTTAGCTCTGCTGGGATCGATTTTTTATACTTAATTTTATGATCCAATACACTCCAAGCATCTTGTACTATGGTTCTTATTTGTATCTCAAAGCTCATATCTCGATACAATACATACTCTTTCATTCCAGATCGAGGCTCTTTTAATTGCAAATCCATATGCAAGCCTTTATATCCAAAAACATCCTCCTTGCTTTCTATATCGAGAATTTTATTGGTTTCATCTATAACAGAAAACTCATCTTTGAGTATATCTCTTATTTTAATTACATCTTTTTCATATAAACAAACAATTCTCAGACCAAGAATATCCGTAATATAATCTTTAATCTCATATTCAGTTGAATTTTCTTCAAGCTTAGCTTGGTATTTTCTTGAGAATTTTTTTATACACTCTTCACGATCCTTTACTCTTCCTGAAACTAATGATATAGAAATACCTTCCGTAACTAGAATTGAGTTAATAATACTAATAAAACTATCTTTAGCTCTTTCTAAAACATAGTGATTATCATTATAGAATTCTCGAAACTTCTGTTTTTCCACTTCAAAATCTAATGAAGCCATAGTTTCCTCTTTTGTAATTGATTATTTATAAAATCTCTAAGTTAGATTTTCCAAATAGTTTACAAATTGCCATTGGAAAATAAATCTCAAAACGAGGCGAAACAAACTTGCCTTACCAAACCTTAATTTTTGCAGGGTTATTTAAGCTACCGCCCTTTGCTTATCTGCACGCAACACGCAATCAATGTCCAACTTGTGAGACAATATACCATTAAATTAACTCCGGGACAGAGATATAGCGAACGGCACCTTCAGACGCGCAAGCCGAGGAAAACAAATATTGTTCAAACCATGAATGCTTTTGGAATGCAACTTCATTCCCTCCCAATTCAGATCTGCTTTTTGAGTATATGTCTGCAGCCATTTCGTAAACATTTTGCCAATTATTGGCATCGACAATATTCAAAAAGACAATATCATTTTGCTTAACCAACAATCCTTCATTGAATATCTTTGGAAGATCCTTTCCAGTGGTGTACATATCTAAAATATTACGATCTATAACGATGCGAGGGTATATCGCCTCTTTGCTTTCTATCTCATACGCTCGAGCAACTGCATGACTATAAGTAATTCTACCGCTTTGAAAATGCTTTGAGTAAGCCACTCCCCCTCGAATGAATAGCCCTCTATTCATAAAGGATATAAAAACCTTTCTCAGCAAATTAAGGAACTCAACAAACCTATCATGACTATTACATGTGATAATAATTGTGTCCGATATGGCCTGTACATTGAAGATGGCATTATTTACATAATCAAAGATGGATAATGAATTTAGCAGGTCATCTTTGAAGCTTTCTTTACCGCTCTGCACGTCGTGATATAGTCTATTGCGGTATGAGAGAACATCAATAAGCGCGGTGTAAACAAATTCAGTACTCATGAAATAGACTCTGCTATCAGTGAAATTTCATGCTTATACTCATCCATCCTATTGACCCATGGTGCCCAAACTGATCCATAGTACATCCGCCCATCACTTGAAGCTTCCTTAGTATGTTCTTGTTGAATGTCAAATATTGCTCTCCCAAATAGCTGTGCAATTGGCGCTAATACGGCAACGTCTTTTATTGATGCGATATATGGGATATTAATATCGAAACCATTTTTCGGTTCAAAAAAACCTTCCTTACATAGTGAAGTGGATATTTCATGAGATATTTTATTTTGCCATTTGATGTAAGATTCCTTAACTCTTGCGCCGGCATGAACCTTAAAGTTCTGGAGAATTGTTCCAGCCAACTTAGGTTTACCTGCAAATGGTTCAATTCCAAATGGGACTAATGACTGAGAAATTATTGCGTGACGCTCAATCCACTCACTTATCACGTTACCTAAAAGCTTTACTGCTTGATAACAAAATCGATCAGGAACTAACGGTACAACAATTTCATCACAGGTAATTATTACAGTTTTGGTAATAGCGCCTGTGCTAGGACCAACATCACAAATAACATAGTCAAATCCGTGAGCCTCAATAAGCGAACGAAGTAAATTGTTCAGAACTATGTATGTGTTTTTTTCGTGTATATTTTCAGTAACAGCTTGATTCCATGCAGTGCCAAAATAAGTTTCTGCTCTTGAAAACTCTAAATCACCCTTAAACAAGAACATAGACTCGTATAAATTGTGCTCAACAAGCTGAATGTCCTGTTGATTTATTTCACCCTGCTGGCCTTTGAATCTTGGCAGCAATGCTTCATAAATTGATGTTCCTGGTAATGAAAAATCAGGATCATCCAAATCCTCCCGCGCAGCAAAGAAAAGCTCTGTCATATTGCATTGCGGATCACAATCAACAATCAAAACCCGTTTTCCTTTGGATGACAGATAAGCACCCAAATTGAAGTTGGTAGTAGTTTTTGATACTCCACCTTTGTTGTTATATAAGGCTACTATTTTGCCCATTTTTACTCCTTAATAATTTTTACTGAGAATTGAACAACTTATTAGCGGGCAACTTGCCCGTTTAGTACAAATCCAGGACGCCCGATTAGTCCGCGTACACTTGTGCCAGCTTACCATATAGCTCTGCTAAATCAGTGAGTTAAGTTTTATGGTTGCAACTTAAATGGGAGAAAACGGGTGTCCCGTACTAAAAACCAGTTCATTTTTACTATATACATTGCACTGTGTATTTATACATATAAAATGCATGAGAAAAATTTAGACTTTGTGGGATGATTCGAGCACTCGGATGGTCGGAACGGCGTTGTTTCCTAAAAGAATTATTCGCTACCTCATACATCAGAGATGTCTTGATTATCGCGTAACATATTGATTCTTATTTGATGAAAAATATAACATGCGCATAAAATATCGTTAAGTTACTGTAAAATGCGCTGTTATGCTTTTGTTCAACAACGCCGGTCGGAACGCTAACTCACTTTGGGACATACTTCACCCACACTACCGCCCTTTGCTTGTCTGCACGCAACACGCAATCACTGTCCAATTTGTGAGACAATATACCACAATGCGCATAAGTGAATATCTATCGTCGATAGCTTCCAGTCGCTCTTTTTGCGCAAACTAAGTCCTCACCCTGGCAAACCCAAATCAAACACCACCTGCAGTTCCCTGCGGCTGGCAATCTCCGGGTCATGGTTGATTTCATCCATCATCAGTTCACACACCGGAATGATTTCGTCACGCAGATATTCGCGGCCCACTTTTTCCGGGTCGCCAAAGCCTGCGGTATTGGTGGGCACGATGCCGCCTTTGCCCGGTGGGAAGCGGTGGCTGACTAAAATGTCCTGGGCGGTGATGTTCTTGATGCGCTCAAATTCATCTTTGGTGGCAATGTCGCCGACCGGAATCAACTGAATGCCTTTTTCGTGGCCGTTGGGAATGTTGATGTACATGCTGCGAAAGTTGCCGACGCCTTTAGAGCTGGCAATGGCTTCTTTCATCATCTTTTCATCTTCATCTTTGAGCTTGGGATCGGTGCTGTAGAAGATAAACCCCATGTGTGCGCCGTTCTTGTAGTAGCGACGGCGGAACAGGGTGGCGTCTTTATTCAGCAGGGAAGATTGCAACCCACCGACATAATCCGGCAGGCCATACACCTGTTGTTTCGGGTCATACTGCGCCAGCCAAATCACATCCTTGGCTTTGTACAGCCGCTTTTTATCGTCACGTTCCAGCAACCACACATCGCCGTTGCGGCGTTTGCGGATATACATGCCCGGCAACGGGAAAAAGCCCATCACCCGCCCGAGGCGATCGCGAAGTTTCAGCAAAGCACCGTGACCGAACTGGGTATAGTCCCGTGCGAAACGCTGGAACAGGTGGCGGCGAATGTTGCCACCGCCTTTGAAGCGCCCCGCCACGTAATTGGAGCGGGCAATCAGCAAACTGCCGTGATAGGCGTTGGCATTTGCCAGCTGCGCCAACCCTTCAGGGTTAATGGGGGGTTCCCAGTAATCATCCATCTCGTTGTAAACCAGTTCGCTGTATTCGGTCAGCCAGCTGTTGGCATCCACGGTTTCAAAACCGCTGCTAAAGCTGTAGGCGCTGGCCGGTGCGTTTGCATGGGTGGTGTCATCATTGGCGGCAGGTCGGGTGAGTTGCTCGGTCATGGTTATTTCCCAAAGGTGTAGGAACTGCCGCGCTGTGCGTCGGCCGTGTTCAGCGGTTCATTAATCAGCGCATGGGCGATGGCCCAGAACGCATCGGCATGGCCGGTGGTATCGCTTCGCTCGGCTTTGAAGGTCATCATGTTGCCGCTGTTGCTGGCAACGCGTTTGATTGCCATGAATGCCATGGCAATGTCTTTGTGCTCGGCGTCGTACTGCAATCGCCCGGCATCAATCACATCAATCATTTTCAGCACCAGGCGGTTTTTGTTTTCGTTGCTGTAGTGAATCGCCACCGCTTCACGCGGGTGCGCAGCGCTGACTAAATCCCACACGCCATAGCCCACGCCCGTGGTATCAATGCCGATATAGGTCACGTGGTAGCGGTGGAAAGCCTCATCAATCTGGCTGGCCTGATACTGGAAGTTGAGCCCTTTCCAGTAATGCTTTTCCAGCACCCGGAACACTTCAGCATGCGTTTGGGGCGGGGCAATTACCACCAAGCAGGCGTTGTCCCGTGTGCGGCTTGGGTCATACCCCAGCCACACTTCCTGGTTGGCGTAAGGCCGCGCCGCGTCAGGTTTAAAATCCTTCCACTTGCTGGCATCCACCATGCACTTTTCCAGCTTGCTGAACGTAAACACGCTGGCGTTACCGTCAACAAATACGCACATAAACAGGTTGGCAAAGTCGTTTTTGCTGTATTCGTCGCGCAGTTCGTCAATATCAAACAGATCACAGCCGCCTGCCGCAGCATCTTCAAGGGTGACGACATAGCGCCAGTGTTTGTCCGGGCACAGTGCGCCGCCGTTGCGGAAATCTTCAAATGTCGGGAACTCAACGTGTTCACGGGTGTTGGCATTGCCGCGCCAGGTGTCACCTGTCCAGAACGGGTAAGCCTGATGTGTTTTGCTCGAAGGGGTGGAAAAATAGGTTTTGCGCCACGTCTTGTGGGTCGCCATCGCCGAGGCGAGTTTGTTCAGCTCGTCGAACTTGGGGATCCAGAAATATTCATCGACATAGACATGGCCGTGGAAGCCCTGCGCGGTTTTGCTGTTAGTGGAACAAAAACGCAGTTCAGCGCCGTTGCTGAGAATGATTGGGTTACCGCTTAACTCGATACCCAGGAACTCACGCGCAATGTTGATGATGTAAGTGCGGAAGATTTCCGCCTGGGCGCGGGAGGCCGAAAGGAAGACCTGGTTATCACCGGTGAGCACCGCACCTTCCAGCGCTTCGCAGGCAAAGTAATAGGTGGCGCCAATCTGGCGCGATTTAAGGATGTTACGAATGCGCTGGTGCCGGTTTTCGCGCATCGTCAGCTGGTATGTGAAGAAGCTGGCGTGCAGTTCAGCAAAGTTATCAGCGGTTATCCCGCTAACATCATTTTTCCTTTTCTTGCCTTTCGGCTTTTTTTCGCTGTTGCGTTCTGGGCGGTTGCCTTTGCCTTGTGGTGCCGTTGGGTTGCCGTGGTCGTTTCCATTTGCTGACGGGTTGCACCCGGCTTGCTGGCGCTGCTTTTTCAGCTTCACATGCTTTTCAATCAGCATGTCGAGTTCTTTCAGCTGTGCCGGGGATTTCTCCGCCTGGTTGGTCAGCAGCACAACACGGCGGGCGATGGCGTCGTCCACTTCTTCTTCGCGCAGCACATCACGCCAGCCGTATTTTTCCGCCCAGTGGTAAACAATGCGGGTATTCGGCAGCGCCAGTTCATCTGCAATTTCCTGCGGCGTGTAGCGTCGCAAATAGAGGCGTTTTGCCGCCTCTCTGAGTTCAGGTGAGTAAGCCATGCGCGCAGTTTACGCATTTCAACGGCCTGAAAATCCAACTGAAATTCGGATGAATTCGGATCTCGCCCCTATCCGAATTTTCAGGAACGGAACCAGATGAAACCCCACCTTTAACACAGTAACTTGCCCATAAATTGAAATTCTGAACACGCAAAAGCGCACTAAAGGACAAGGGTTTATGCCTCAGCTGCTGACTAACTGGATTCGCATCGCTACCGCAGGAAACGCCATTGATGGGCGCGTGATCCTTGACAACGTCATTCAGGAAATGGCCGACACCTACAACCCTGATGAATACACTGCACGAATTTGGCCTGACCACCGCCGTTGGTTCGGCGCGTGGGGCGATGTGGTTGCGCTGAAAGCGGAAGAATGGCAAGGCAAGCTGCGTTTGTTTGCCCGCCTTCGCCCTAACTCACAGCTAATGCAAGCCAACGAAATGGACCAGAAAACCTTCTGCTCTATCGAAATCAACGTCAAAGACTTCGACGGCACTGGCAAGCACTATCTTGGTGGCCTTGGTGTAACCGATGAACCGGGAAGCCTTGGCACTGAAAAGCTCAAGTTCTGCAAAGCAACCAGCAAGCTGTATTCAGAGCCAGAGCACTTCGTGATTGAAGAAGTGACCGAAGAAAACACCGAGAAAACACCCGCCTGGCGAAAGCTGTTCAGCTTTTCTAAACCGAAACCAACCGAGGACACCGACGTGACCGAAGAACAACTGAAAGCCGCACTCGAGGGTGCGCTGGAGCCGTTCGCCTCACGCCTGGCCGCCATCGAGCAACAGTTTTCTGCACCGCCTGACGGCGAAGAAACCGAGCCCGGCGGCGACAATGGCGGCGACACCCCAACCGCGCCGACTGTTGAGCAATTCAGCGCAGCAGTGACGGACGCCATCAAGCCGCTGGCAGACAAGCTCAGCGGCCTGGAAACCCAATTCAACACACTGTTGGAAGAAGCGCCAGACCAACGCCCGAGTGGTGAAGGGGCAAACGACAACACCACCGTGGAGGCATTTTAAATGCTGAACGCAATGTCAACGCAGTACCTCGACAAATACTGCGCCAACGTCATGCAGGCAACGGGCGTGGCCAGGTTGGACACCCTGTTCAACATTTCCCCGCCCGTTGAAACCAGGCTGCGCGAAGCCATGCTGCATTCGGTCGCCTTCCTGTCGCTGATTTCCGTGATGCCGGTTGACCAGCTGAAAGGCCAGGTGGTCGATGTCGGTGGCGGTGCGCTGTTTACAGGCCGCAAGAAAGAGGGCCGTTTTCGCAAAGCGCTGGGCGTGGAAGGCAATACCTATGAGCTGGTTGAAACCGATTCGTGTGCCTCTATCCCCTGGTCGCTGCTTTCCCAGTGGGCCAACGCCGGTAAGGCGGGGGAATTTACCAAGTTGATGAATGCCGCCATTGCCCGGCATTTTGCGCTGGATATGCTGCGCGTGGGCTTTCATGGCACAAGTGTCGCGGAAACCACCAACCCGACAACCAACCCGATGGGGCAGGATGTCAACAAAGGCTGGCTGACCATCGTGAAGGAGAAAGCGGCAGGCCAGGTGCTGGCAAGTGCCACGCTTGACCCAACAGGCACAGTGGTGGGGTCACACAAAAACCTGGATGCCATGGTCAATGACCTGCGCAACGCGGTGATTGCTGAAGAGCACGTGGACGACCCGGATTTGGTGGTGCTGATTGGCCGCGATCTGGTTGCCAGTGAGCAATCACGCCTGATGGGGGAAGCCGATAAGCCGACCGAACACAACGCCGCGCAAATGTTGTCGAAATCCGTGGGCGGCATGCGGGTCTACATTCCGCCGTTCTTCCCGGCTGACCAAATCTGGATAACGTCACTGAGCAACCTGCAAGTGCTTCAGCAAACCGGCACCCAATGGCGTAAGGCCAGAAATGAAGAAGACCGCAAGGCATTCGAAAACTCCTGGCTGCGTAACGAAGGCTACGCAATCGGCAACTTTCAGAAGTTTGCCGCCATCGACGCCGTTGCCATCGCATAAGGGTACGCGCATGACGAGTCCATTCCAGAAAGCCATCCGGGCGAAACGTCAGGCGCTGGCGGCGGGGCCCCCCCCGCCTGTTACCGCGGCGGTTAACCCAGACGCTCTCGAACTGCAACGCATTGAGCTCGACGCAGACCGCAAGGTGCTGAGCGGCTTCAACGCGATTTCAGACAAAATTGCGCACAAGCGTTCGGTTCTCATTCCGAAGTACCGCCCGCAGGTGGACGCGTGGCTGGCAAGCGGCGCGGCGGGAGAAAACCCGGTTTTCTCTGACATGGTGATCTGGTTTTACGACACCGGCGACATGGACACCTTCATGGCATGGGTGCTGAAAGCCATTGCGCTGAACCACCCCACACCAGAGCGCTTCAAGCGTGACTGGCAAACTTTCTGCGCCGATGCGGTGTTCAACTGGGCTGACGAGCAGGTGAAACAGGGCAATGCTATTGACCCGTATTTCAGCCAGGTGATGGCACGCATTCAACGCGGTGAATGGCGCGTGTTCGAGAAGGTCAGCGCCAGGCTGTACAAACTCGGCGGCCAATACCTGCTGCGCGATGAAAAAGGCAACGTGAATGTGCCCAGTGTCGGCAGCGTGGAAACGCTTGAAAAGGCACTGGCCATGCTCACCCAAGCCCACGACCTGCATCCAAAAATCGGCGTGGGCGATTTGATCAAAAACCGCATTCCGGCACGCATCCGTGCGTTGACCGAAGGCACGAATTTATAACCGGCTCCACCCCCCCCCATGCGCTTTGGCTGGCGAGGTGGGCAGCGGTAACGCTAACCCAATACCGTCGACCCAGTGGGCAAAAGCGCACTTATTGAGGAACGAGCATGAGCTTTAGCGGCAAGGCACCAGGCACCCATAACACCCTCATTGCGGGGCGCGGCTGGCCGGATGTAACCACCGCTGAGTTTCGTCAGGTGCGCCGTATCCCGCATGTGTTTGACGAAAGCAGCATTGCCATGGCGATTGAAATCGCCGCTGACAACGTGCAAGGCCAGTTAGACAGCATTGAGCCTGCCACGCTGATGGGCACAAAGCTGAAGCTTTACCACCGGGCAGTGTACGCACTGGCACATGCCGATTTGCTGCCAGAGTTCGCCACCCAGAACCGCCGCGATGAAGCCGACAACACGGCAGAAGATGCCGGCGAACAGGGCGACCGGTTCCGCGCTCAATCTACGCGGGACATTGCCCAAATCAAGGGCGAAAGCCCCAACGGCATAGGGCTTATCTAATGACAGAGGCTTACACCCAAACCAAGCTGCAGCACCTCACCGAATACGTGGTGAAGGCCCTCAATACCCGTGTGCTGGATAACAACATCGACGCCTGGCAGGAAAACGCAAAAATCGTCATCAACGGCGATGACAGAGGCCACGGCATTCGCATCGCCGAATGGCAGTACAACGCCGTGGTCAGCATTGAAGGGTTTCCGCATCACCTGTTAGACCCGCGCTATTTGCTCGCTGCGGTGGCCTGTTGGATCAGCGAGTTCGACACCGAACGCGCAGATCTTGAGCTGCAAGACCCCACACTGGCGATAGATATTCTCGACGATGACACGGTGGACGTCACCATTGAACTCGAACTGTCAGAGCCGATTGAAATGATCCCAGACCCGAACGGGCTGATTGTGTTCCAGGGCGAAACCTACCGCGTGCAGACCGTGCCGGTAGATACGGCCGAAGAGGCGGAAATCAGCCATGCCACCGACGGTTAAGTTAAGCGCGCGTGATGCGCTGAACTTTCAGGAAAAACTGGCCCTGCTGGCCCTGCCACCCAAAAAGCGCATCTGGATTTTAAAAACGCTGGGGCGCTGGGAAAAGGCCAACGCACGAAAGCGCATCCGCCAGCAAAAAGACATTCACGGCAAAAGCCTAGCGCCGAGAAAGCGCAAGAAAGGCCGCAAGAAGATGTTCCGCCGCATGGCGAAAGGGTTAGAGCCCTACGTAAAAAACGGCGCGAAAGAGTTGGACCTCACCTGGCGCAACAAAATGGCAGGCAGAACAGCGGCGCGGCACCACCTGGGCCAAACCCAACGGATGACAGCAAGGCAAATGGAAAAGCGCTGGGGAAAACCAGACTACAAAGCGCCTGCAACCAAGGGGCAGGCCAGAAAGCTGAGGGAGCTGGGCTTTGAAGTAACGAAAGGCAAAAGCAAAAAGAGCAAGCCGAAAAAGCCCTCTCTCAAATGGATTATGGAAAACCTGAGTCAGGGGAAAGCGGGGTTAATCATCCGGGTGATGAGCGATAAGCCCCAGCAAACCGCGTGGGACATTCCACTGGCCGAACGCCAGATTTTAGGCAGCAAACACACCGACGTTAACCGCCAGCTTGTGAAGATTTTCGGGCAGGCACAGAAAAGGAAATAACAATGGCATTGGGACAAGTCGAGGTCAACAACCTCAACCTTGGACAGGGCGGCATCCCCGAAATTGAACGGCATTTCCTGTTCATCGGCACCACCGCCAAGGCAGCGCTGCAAGGCAAAGTCACCCGCATTGATGCAACCACCGACCTTGACGAGCTGTTTCTAAATGGCGAACAACCAGACGACGCACTGGCGGCGAACGTGAAAGCGGCGCAGGTGAACGGCGGCCAGAACTGGACGGCGGAAATCGTCGGCCTCGACGGTGTGCTCACCTGGGCAGAGGCGGTGGACATCGCCAACGAGTCCGGTTCATTCGAGGCCGTGGCGGTCATCGACGAAACCACCGACAAAGCAGCGTTCGATGCCATGCAAGCGGTGACCGCTGAACTGACTAACAAGCTGGGGCGTTGGTGCTTCTTTATTGCAGCGGTGCCGGGTATCGACCCCGCATTGCAAACCTGGTCTGAATACGAAACCGCCACCATTGCCCTGCAAACGGGCGTGGCCGCGAGCATGGTGGTGGCTGTGCCACAACTTCATGGCAACAACGCGGGTGTGCTGGCAGGCCGTTTGTGCAACCGCAGCGTCACCATTGCCGACACCCCCATGCGTGTGGCAACCGGCCCGGTGCTGGATTTGGGCGATGCGCCACTAGACAGTGCAGGCAAACCGCTGGGGCTGGCAACCCTGGGGGCGCTTTCCCGTGAACGCCTGAGCGTGCCGCAGTGGTATGCCGATTATGAGGGCATTTACTGGGCCGATGCCGCCACACTGGAAGCCAAAGGCGGTGATTACCAGTTTCTGGAATATATCCGTCCGGTGCACAAGCTGAACCGCCGTGTGCGCATCAAAGCCATTCGCCGCATTGCCGACAAAATTCTGAATTCCACGCCGGAGTCTATCGAGATGAACAAGCAGTATTTCGCCAAAGACATGCGCGACATGAGTAAGGGCATTCAGGTTGGCGACATTCAGTTCCCTGGCGAAATCATGCCGCCAGAAGACGGGGACGTAACCATTCAGTGGATGAGCAAAACCCAGGTGGCGATTGGGTTGGTGGTCACCCCGCACAACTGCCCGAAACACATTCAGGTGAATATCGCGCTTGACCTTTCCAACCAGGCGGAGGCGTAACCCATGCGTATTTCCGGTAAGAACCTCAAATTCATGATGGACGGCCTGAAGCTGAACGCACAGAAATGGACGCTGGACATCACCGACAACACCACCGTGACCAAAACCAACGGCGTGCCGGATGGCTACGTGGAAGGTGATGTGGAAGCGAGCGGCGAACTGGAGCTGAACACCAGTAATTTCAACCTGCTGATGAAAGTGGCACAGCGTGCCGGTTCATTCCGAGGCATTCAACCGTTTGATGCCATGGGGTTTGGCAAAACCGACCGCGACGAGCTGAAAGTGGAGATGTTCGGCATCAAGCTGAAAATTGCCAGCCTGATTGATGCCGACAGCAACGGCGGCAGTGCCCTGATGCACACAATTCCGTTTGATGTCACCGATCCGGATTTTGTCAGCATTAACGGCGTGCCGTATCTGGCGCGTGACGAAACCGTCGACATCATCAGGTAGTCACCATGCCGGATTTTATCGACAGTGCATCAGATAGCGAAGCCAGACAGACCGAAGTGGCATTGGCGAACCAGCTGGCAGCCTCGGCCTTGCAAAAACGCCAGCACCCGAACGGCGAAACGCATTGCGTTGAATGCGGCGAGGAAATTCACGCCGTCCGCCGACACTGTTTACCCCACTGCTGCACCTGCGTGGACTGCCAGCAAGTGATTGAACGGAGGGGACGACGTTGAAACATTTTGTATTAACGCGCCGCTACTTCCAAGACGGCACCTTCGGCACCCTGCACCGTGAAGACGGTTCACAGGTGTGTGTGATGGCTGAGCGCCCTTGGCTGAACAACGCCAAAAGCCGCTCATGTGTGCCGGAAGGCACTTACCACCTGCTGCCGCACAACTCGCCCAAGTTTGGTGTGTGTTACGCACTGGAAGCGCCGGAGCTCGGTGTTGGCCGTTGGGAGGGGATCCGCACCCACATTCTGATCCACAAAGCCAACACGCCAGGCCAGCTGCAAGGCTGTTTGGCACCGGGGGTGAACTTTGGAGAACTGCACGGCGAGTGGGCGGTGATGCAATCCACCGCAGCATTTAATGCGCTGATGACTGAACTCGGCGGCGAGCCCGCCACGCTCACCATCAAAAAGGACTAGGGCCATGTGGCAGAACGTGAAACAGATTTTAGGCCGTGTCGCACCACTGATTGGTTCGGTGATAGGCGGCCCCGTTGGGGCAAGCGTGGGCGCAATGGTTGCCAGCAAGTTGGGCGTTGAAAACTCAGCGCAGGCGATTGAGCTGGAACTGGCAACCAACCCAGATGCCCTGCTGAAAGTGCAAGAGCTGGAATTCACCCACGAGCAGGAACTGCAAAAGCTGGCGTTTGAACACGCCAAGCTCGAAAGCGAGGAACGCAAGCTGGCGATCACCGAGCAAACCAAGGTGATGCAAGCAGAACTCGCAAGCAATGATGCGTTTGTGCGCCGCTGGCGGCCTACTTTCGGGTATGCCATGTGCCTGGCGTGGGTGCTGCTGTTCTTCGGCGTGGCGTTTGCCTTGGTGTTTCATCCCGCGCAGGCCGCTGCGGTGATCAATGCCGTGGTGGCCTTAACCCCGCTGTTCAGTGTTGCGCTGGCGGTGCTCGGCATCAGCATTCACAAGCGCAGCCAGGACAAGCAGGTGGCAAAGGGAATGACCCCTGCAGGCATCCTTGGTGGCCTGAAGCAGGCCGTAAAAGGGGGCTAAATGGACGATTTGCGCGTGTGGTTGGCAATCGCAACGTTTCTTTTGGGCTTGATTGGTTTCGTCTACACCCGCGCAGAGAAATCCGCCGTGACCGCCAAAGAGCTGGAACAGCGCACCCACAAAAACGAACTGGCCATTATGGAGCAACGCGCCGAGGTGGCGGAAAAGTACGCCACCAAACACGAACTGCGTGAAGCGGTGGACGACCTGAAAGCATCCATCAACGGACGGTTTGACCGTCTGGAAACCAAGTTAGACAGAGAGCGAACATCATGAGCAAAGCGATAGTGTTAACCATTGCAGGCACTGACATCACCTTCACCCCCACGCCTGAGCTGTACGGCGAATACATCGGGGCCATGGCGCGGGGTGAACTGACCGAATCGGCCCACAACTTTGTGATGCAATGCGCCGACGGCGACGACGCCAAAGACGCGCTGCGCCAGCTGGATGAAGAAAACCCCGGCGCCATGCTGCAAGTGGCCGGCTCCATCGTTGGTGAGTACGCCCCGAAGGTGGCGATCACGGTAAAAAAATAACTGCCCTGGTGAGGTCGCTGGAAAGCAGCGACTTACTCCAGATGTACGCCCTGCGCCGCAAGTGGCTACCCCACGAGCCGGACACGGAAATAAACATCGCCCGCGCCCTGGTGCTGGAAAAGCAATATTGGGAAAACATGAGCGCGGCCATGGCAAACGGCACCGCCAAAGCTTTTACAGGATAACGAATGTCACTACCTGAACCGCTACGTTTTACCGTTGGCCTGATTGACCAAATCAGCAAGCCGCTTGGCAATATTCAGCGCCAGTTTGGTGAGATGGCCAAAAGCTACCGCGACGGCACCCACACCATGGTGGCGGGTGCGGCAGGCGTGGCGGGGGCAGGTATTGCCCTGCAACAGGCATTGCAACCGGCCATTGATATGGACCGCGCCTTGGGTGAGGTGAAATCACTCGGGGTGGCAGATACGCAGCTAAAAAACCTGGCAGAAACCGCGCTGCAATTCTCGGTGGAATATGGCAAGTCGGCGTCGGAATTCGTGGCGGCATCTTACGATATTCAATCGGCCATTGGTGGCTTGACAGGCAACGAGCTGTCCGGGTTCACCCGCGCATCCGGCGTATTAGCAGCGGCGACCAAGGCAGACACCGCCACCATCACTAGCTACGTGGGCACCATGTACGGCATTTTCCAGAATGCGGCCACTGAGATGGGCAAAGCCGACTGGGTAAACATGCTCGGCGGCCAAACCGCCAAAGCGGTGCAGATGTTCAAAACCACCGGTGCGGAAATGAGTGCGGCGTTTACCTCTGTGGGGGCGTCAGCCACTTCGGTTGGCGTGGGCATGACCGAACAAATGGCGATCCTCGGTACGCTGCAAGCCACCATGAGCGGCAGCGAAGCGGGCACCAAATACCGCGCTTTCCTTGCCGGTGCGGCTAAGGCGCAAGATACGCTGAACCTGTCATTCACTGACTCGCAAGGCCAACTGCTGCCGATTGTCGATATTCTCGACAAACTGAAAGGCCGTTTTGGTGACACCATTTCGGTGGCAGAATCGGCAGAGCTTTCCAAGGCGTTCGGCTCGCAGGAAGCGGTGGGGATGATCCAGCTATTGATGCAGAACACCGACGGACTGGCAGGGTCGATTGACCAGCTCGGCAAGGTGCAAGGGCTGGATGTGGCCGAACAGATGGCAGCGGCAATGACTGATCAATGGGAGCGCATGGGAGCGGGCATTTTCGCCATTCGTGCGGCAATTGGTACGGCGTTGCTGCCGTCCTTGCTGCCCATGGTGCAGGGCCTGGCAGATGGCGCTATGCAGTTGGTGGAATGGACCAGGCTATTCCCCAACATCACCAAGTGGCTGGGTTATGTGGGGCTGGGTTTCTTTGGCCTTGTCGCCGCGGGCGGTGTGCTCACCATCATCACAGGCGCAATGAAAATGCTGTGGGCAACCGTCGCACTCGGTGCGCCCTTGCTCAACATCGTGACCGTCGCATTCGGTGCGCTTTCCAAAACGCTGGCCGTTGCCAAAGGCGCAATGCTGGCCCTGAACCTGGTGATTGCGGCCAACCCTATCATTCTGATTGTCGGTGCATGTGTGGCAGCAGTCGCGGCCATCGGGGCACTGACTTACTACTGGGAAGACTTGAAAGCCAGCGTTGGTGACACCTCCTGGTTTGAGGCTATCACCCTGCTTTCCGCCCCGTTCCGCGCCGCTTTCCAAGCCATTGTTGGTGGCTGGCAATGGGTAACCAGCGGGTTCACTGATTTCACCGCCTTTGATGGCCTGTTTGCCATCGGCGACGAACTGAAAGCGGTATTTGGCAGCCTGTTTGATTGGTTAAGCGGTGGCTTTGATGCGGCCATGACATCGGTGAAAGGGCTGGTTGCCTGGATCCCCGGTTTCGGAGACGACGACACCCCAGGGCAAAAGATTGACGCGGTACAGCAAGCCCCCCCCCGTGCCCGCATTCAGCAAGGCGGCGTGGCCCGTCAAATGGCGACCTACAACCAGGGCCGCAGCACCCACTATGGCGGCGTGAACATCTATGCCCAGCAGGTCAACAATCCGCAAGATCTTGCCCACGAACTGGAGATGGCCGCGCCATGAACCGAGATTACATCTACCAGGACATGCTGATTGAAAACGGCGACGTGGTGCTGGATGACGGCCGCAACCCGGTACTGATCCAGGACCGCGCCGTGATAGCCCAGGACATCAAGCACGCGATCATCGAAAGCGGCCTGGCCGTGGCCCTGGTAGGTGAAAATTCACCCTCTGGCCGTGCCGACCTGAAAAAGCAAATCGAACTGTTGGTGGAACAAGAACCCCGTTTAGTGCCAGGCACGGTGACATTGGAAGAGCCCAGGCTGGGACACATCTGGATTTTTGCCGATACCCGCGAGTTCGGCGCATTGAAACTTGAGGTGGTCAACAATGGCTGATATTCCAACGCCGGACTATGGGCAAATCGTCAAAGACGCAGGCATTCCGACCGACTCGGCTGGCTGGAAAGCGGTATTGAAAGCGGAAATGGCGAAAGAAGGCAGCATGATCAACAACGACAGCCGCTTTTCTCCCTTCTGGCGCATGGTCGAACAGGCGGTGATTGTCTGCACCACGTGGCTGATTAACGGGTTGTTGGTCAAACACATCATGCCGAACCTGTTTCTGGCAACGGCCTCGGGCACGTTCCTGAAGCAAAAAGCCTGGGAAGTGAATGTGGCGCCCAAACCTGCCAGCAAGGCCAAGGGCAACATGGTCTTTTTGCGGGCGGCACGGCAAGGGCCTGCGCTGCTGATCCCGGCGGGCACCTGGGTTCAGACCGAGGTCATCAACGGCAATATCTATCGCGTGAAAGTGTTGGAAGATACCGTGATGCCGGAAAACGCCACAACGGTGGACGCCGTTGTCGAGGCTGAGCACGCGGGGGCCGCCTATAACCTTGGCGCGGGATATTACCGGGTGTTGCCGGTCATGCCGTCAGGTATTGCGGCCGCCACCCATGAAGAAGACTGGCTGATGGTGGCAGGTGCCGATGAAGAAGACGAAGACGAACTGCGCTTGCGCGTGCGCAACCAGTGGTCTGCGGTGAACCAATGGCATATTGATGCCACCTATCGCGCCATCCTGACCCAGGCGGAAGGCATTCAAAACGATAACGTGTTTTTCGAACACAACGCCCCACGCGGCCCCGGCACCGCCAATGCCCTTATCCTGTTAGACACCGGCAACCCGGCCCCCTCACTGATTGCGGATTTGCAACAGCGCATCACAGACAGGGAACTGCACGGCCACGGTGATGATGTGCAGGTGACAGCCATGCCGGAAACCCACCATGACATCACGGTGTCGGTGTGGCCGAAACCTGAGCTGACCGACGCAGAGCGCGAAGTGCTGAACGCGGAGGTGGCACTCATCACCGAATCGGCGTTCCGCGAAAACCGCGATTACGCCGTGACCCGCACCCAGCCCATTGGCCGTTTCAGCTTTTCCCGCCTCGAAGGGGAATTGCACGCACTGTTGCCGGGGCTGGAGTCGGTGAAGTTTGACCAGGCCGATATTGTCAGCCACCTGACCATTCCGCGTATCGGCCTTCTGACCGTGAATTTACAAGGCTGACTGCATGAAGCTGCCAGACATCAACTTCAAATACTGGATGGGCCGCGAAGGCAGTGAACTGGTGAAATTTGCCCGTGCATTGCGCCGCTACTGGCGGAAAGTGGATGCCGCATTGCGCCTGCCCCTTACCCAGTTTGATGCGCTTACTGCGCCTTTGGGGATCGTGAAGCTGATGGCGTGGGAGCGGGATATCTCCCCGCTGGAACGTGAAGATGAAAGGATTTTCCGCATCCGGGTGGCGAACGCTTACACCTTTGCCCGCCATGCCGGTGAAACGCGGGGGTTCAAAAACATGTTCGCGAGACTTGGGATTGACTGGATGGACATCCACGAGCGTGAAGATCCGGTGCAATGGGATGTCGTGACCATCGAAACCGCTGACGGCGATTTGGCGCAAAAGAACTGGCTGATGAATGCCATGATCCGCCAGTACGGCAGAACCTGCCGCCGTTACCGGTTCAATGTGACATACCCGGCCACCTTGTACATGCATTGCGCCGCATTCGGCCACCGCTTTGCGCTGGAAGCGGCCAACGCCTGCAACGACACCCGTGTGGCGGTGCGTCAACAGCGCATCGAGCACAACCAACAGATGTTTATTGCGTCGATGACGCGCAAACCATAAGGACAGGGGAGCGTTAACCATGAGCCAGACGGTTATCCCGTTACAGTTTGAACAATACCTGCAAAACAAGGTGTCGCTCGGTCAGCCGACAGATCTGAACGAAATCATTTTTGCCCTGATCCCGGAATTGGATTTAAGCCAGCCGATTGACCGCACCGTGACCCTGCCGCCGCAAGGCCAGTGGGTTCACCAACAGGCCGTTGACCAAACCGGTAAATCCGGCAGTAACGCGGTGGTGTATTCGGTGGTGATCCCCGGCAGCACGGCACCGTTTACGTTCAATGCCATGTTTTTGCGTGACACGCAGGTGCCGAACAGTTGCGCCATGGTGGTGTATAAGGCCACCGAAACCAAAGAAACCGGCATGGCCCTGACCAAATCCATGCTGATGCAGTTCGACGGTGCCGCCGACGCCGCGCACATTACGATGGATGCGGCCACCTGGCAGATTGATTATCAGGCCCGTCTGAACGGCATGGACGAAGACCACCGCCTGCACGGCCTCGATAACTACGGCCACACGGCGTTTATTGATGGCTTTGCTGTCACCCGCCACAACGTCGATCAAACCAAGTATCTGATTGCACCGGGGGTGGTTTACCTCGGCGGCCTGCGCGTGCAATTAGCTGCGCAAATGGTGCAAACCGTCTCTGACAAGCCGATCACCTTGTGGCTGGACGCCTACCGCGATGGCACCGCGCTTTCCGCGTATGAAAACCTGCTCCAGGTGACAGCCACCAATGACGCATTCACCGACTACACCGACAGTGAGGGCCGCGACCATTACGTGGCAGAGTTGGCGAGGATTAAGGCGGATGGTTCCGTGGTGGATTTGCGTGTCAGCGGCAAGATGAACGCGAAGCTGGCCGAGCTTGAAGCCAGGATACTGCGCGGTAAGGTTGGCGATCCTGAATACGCGTTCAGCGCAACACCCAAGCCGTGGCAGGTGCCCGCACGCGGAGACATGGCACTTTCACGCGATGTGGATGCGCTGCTTTGGCAGTTCGCTCAGGACAATGGTTTGGTAGTCTCGCAAGCGCTGAAAGATGCTGACCCGTTCCAATACGCAGGAAAGTATGGCGATGGTGATGGTGTTTCGACCTTTACCCCGCCGGATTTGCATTTGGGGACCTTCTTGCGTGGTGCGCCAGAAGGGGTGGCACAGGGGGAAACGCAAGGGGATGCCATGAGAGAGATTGAAGGAGGATTTGGTAACGTTACCTATCAAGGTGATGGTGGCAAAGTCTCATTAATTACTTCTGGTCCTTTTGAAAACCGAGCTGTCGCCGGCTCTGCTACTGAGCCAGCTTCAATATCTGGCCTGACTGGCGCAGATGGTGTTTATTTTAAAGCCTCGAAAGTTGTGCCGATTGCATCAGAATTCCGAGGAAAAGCCCTCAACCTTGCCGCATTTATCCACCGGGGCCACAACGGAGGCACATCCGCATGAAAACCGCCTACGCATTTCACCCTCAAACCTTGATTTTCACCGGTGCAGTGCCTGTTGCATTGATTGCCGGGTATCCCGATTACATCAAGCCCAGGTTTGCGTTGTGGGAGCCGGTACCGGCGCATGATACGGAAACCCAGCAATGCCGCGCTGATCTCGAAAGCCAGACCTGGATAGTTGAAGCTAAACCCATTGAAGTGACGGCCTACCACAAAGCAACGCAGGCTGAAAATGTGTTCAGTGACGCCAGCGAAGTAACAGACGACTATACGTTGGTTAAGCCCCAAACCCGCTTTGACGAATGGGATCCGGCATTGGACGCGTGGGTGACCAATGAAACCAACCAGTACCAACACCAGGTTGCCGCCATCACGGACCAGCGCCGTGCGGCTTATGGCCGGATTTCCGACCCGCTGTATATGGAAGCACACCGGTTAACACGGCAAGGGCGGGAGGTCGAGGCCGAAGAATACGCCTTACAGGCCGATGCGGCGGTGCAGAAAATCAAAGCCGATCATCCCTGGCCGACGCCACCAGGGGCCGCCTAAATGCTCACCCTGTCCGCGACCCCCATCCCGCTCAAAGGCGTAAACGTCACCGCGCGCCAGCAACTTGCCGGGCAGGATATGTCCGGCAGCTCTGCCGCCACCGACCAGGCCGAAACCGGCGACAAAGCCACGGTGTTGGTGGTGACGGGCACATTGCCATTCAGGCAGGCCAAAGACCTTAATCGCCTGTATACCCTTGCCCGCGCCAAAGACAACAGCGCCCGCGTGACGTACCGGATTGCCAACCGCACCGCTGACGCGCTGAAAATCAGCCAGGTGAAATTTCAGGGCACCGTGACCGCACAGGAAGATGCCCAGCTGCGCCAGTGGCAAATTGCCTTTGAACTGGTTGAACACCTCAGCGTGGCCGAGCGCACCGAAAAGCGCGAACCGCCAAAACCCGCAGCGCAGCAAAAAGCCACAGGCGTGGCGACACCCGCCTCACTGCCAACCACCTCTGCTGAGGTGCCACCGGACACCGACGTGGAAATGAGCGTGTTTATGAGCGTGCTACATGCGGTAGAAAAGGCACTGCCATGAATAACGCAAAATTTCGTATCCAATGCTGGAAAGGCAACACATTGACGGACGTCAGCCAGCATCGGCTGACCTTTTCCGATAACGCACCGGGGCGGGCGCAATTCACTATCAAAGGCGATGCCGACACGCATCAGCTCGTCGCCATTGAGCTGGGATGGGGGGATTCGGTTAAGCGCGTGTTCACCGGCTACATTGAGCGCGTGTCCCCCGGCAAACCCGGTTACGTGCAAATCTTCTGCCGTGAACTCGCCGCCGTACTGTATCACCAATGGCATGTGGTGATGCGCCACCCCAATCTGGCGGGCGTACTCAGCAACCTGTCACAGCAAACCGGGTTGCAGTTCGTCTTTCCTGAAAAAGCTTACAGCCAGACCGCCATCCCCTGTTTCTACTCAACCGGCAATGGCTACCGCCTGTTAGAGGCAATCGGCCAGGCTTTCAGCATTCCTGATTTCATCTGGCAACAACAAGGCGACGGCAGAATTTATGTGGGAAGTTGGGCCGATAGCTACTGGGCAAACAAACCCGTTGAACTGCCAACGCAAATTATGAACCCGCACCAGGCACTGAAAAAAACCACCCTGCCTTGCATTCCGCACCTGAAACCGGGCGTGGTGGTGAATGGCCGCAGGCTGGCAACCGTCGAACACGCAGCAACAGAGACAATCATCGAATGGACGTAAACACGATAAAGCGCATAATCTATCGCCTGTTCCCAGAGCTAACAGGCGGTTGGCATTTACCACACGCCGCCAAAGTCGTGGCCCTGACAGAATTGCCAAGCGACGGCGATTTATCTGATCGCTTTTATCCGCACTACGCCGCAGACGTGAAACTGCTGGACAGCAACTTCATGGAACGTGAAGACATTCCAACCCTTCAGGCTGTGCCATTGCCCGTGTCAGGCATCGGCGAGCACGCCGGAAGGTTAGAGCCGCCCGCCATTGGCGCCATCGTTGAAGTCGCCTTTTTCAATGGTGAGCCGGATAAACCCTTCATTCGCACCGTGCTGCCGCTGGGCTGGAAGCTGCCCGCCATCCACGCAGGCGAAAGCCGCTACCAGCAGCGCCCAGGGGTTTATCAGCACGTAGACGGGCAAGGCAACTTCAGAAACATCACCGATAAGCTGGCCCAGCTTCATTGTGGCCTAAGAGAAGTGCGCGCGAACACAGAGCAAGACCACCGTGCCCCCAAAACATGGATTGGCTCAGACGGTGAGAACGTGCTCAAACTGCTAAGTGAGCTGATGCAAGTGGTCACAGAGCTGGCCGACACCTGCGCCACCCATAAACACACCAGCCCAGAGACAGGCGCACCAACCAGCGGGCCGGATACAGCAGGCGACATGACCAGCAAAGGCCGTGCATCAAGCGCCCTGAAAGGCCGCCTGGATCCCATCACCAAATAA